GTCGTTGATAACCGTAACTGTCCAATCAGCAAACACTCTATCTCCTGCTAACTTAATTTTCCTACCGTAGTATGGTACCTGAATTGTACCAAGGGTAGAAGCAGGGATCTGAGATGCTCGTACCATAAAAGGTACTTTAATGTCGCCTACGCTGTTGCCAGGGTTATTAAACTGAACCTGGAACAGGGAGTTACGAGCACCACCAAATGTTAGCTGACTTCTTATTTCATTTACATTAAATGCCATGTTTAGTTCTCCTTGTCTTTTTTATTTATTAAAACTGTCCGACGATTTCTGAGAACTCAACACCTGATCTAACGGCTACGAAATTAAGCTGAATGTAGTTAATAGACTTGGCTGGTTTGATGTAAATATCACCAACAAACTCGTTACGGTCAATAACTTCAGATGTGTTGTTTGTTTCATCACAAACAACCTTAAAGTCGTAAATACCGCGGCGACCTTGAACATCACGAAGGAAAGGCTCTACAAGGTTCTTAAACTGTGAACGAGTAAATTCGTCATTAAACTCAAACAGTGTAAATTTAGCTGCTGTAGAGATTGCTTTCTCAAGGATGTTGAATAGTCTACGAACATTAATTCTATCAAATGCGCTGGGTTTGGACAATAATGTCTTGTCTCCAAACAGAACCGTACCTTCTCCTGGGAATGTGACTACAGGGTTAATACCGTTCTTATACAGTTGATCTCTTTGTGCTCTGTTAGGATTGTAAGCAAGCTTGATAACATTCTTAATGTTACCTCTATTAAATCCTGCTGGCGAGAACCACGGATCTCTTGTATCATCCGTTCTAACGCATAGACCAGCTACATCACCGTTGAGGGGGATGTATCTGTAGACATCGTTAAATTTATCGTATTGATATTTGTATCCTGAATCGAGTACAGCGTAGGAAGTACTTGGAAGATTATTTCTAAATGTGATAGAATTATCTACTTCAGAACCATCTGATTTAGCAACAACCGCAGCACGACTTGGCGACAAGAAGGCTACGCAATCTTTTCTTGACTCAACAACGTTATTAATGATGTATGAGCCGAGTTGAGCTCCATCATTAGTACCTGTTGCTTTACCTTGAAGTACCAGCGATATGTCAATATCTTCTGATGATTTAAACATATCGTACCCTGCTGCAATAACGTTAAATGTAACGTTTGCTTCGGAATGCCCGTCTGAACCTCCTACAAATGACATTGTCATTGGAGAAGTGTTTGATAGGGTATTGGTAATGTTAATAGCTGTGTTGGTGTAGCCTGCAGATCTGTTTGTGTTATAGTACACATAGCGTGACTGCGAGTTAATAACTTCCTTAACAAATTTAGAAGCACCGTCGGCAGACTTGGCATCTGAAGCTCGAGATAATCCCTCATAAACTTCTAGAACAGCACCAGGAATTCCTGTAAACTGACCGTTCTCATCCACTACAACAACGTGGACTTCGTCAATTGCACCTGGAGTTCCACCGTAGCTAGCTTGATAATCAGATGGACCTGGGGCAGCATCTACTACATTAGCATACTCCCAATATCTCTTAAGATATCCTGCAGTGATAGAATTAACGTTTGCAGAACCTGTTCCGTTAATGCTCAACAGTGTATATTTTGCTTCTGTATTAACTAGAAGTGTTGCGATTGATGCTGTATTGGTAACGCTTCCAATAGAAGTAACTTTAACTAGCTGGGTTCCAATTGTTGAATTACCGAGCTCGACTAAATCTCCTACTGTTAATTTTGCTTTAACAGCGGTTAAGCGATCTACAGCTTCCCCAATCACACCTGTACCGCTTGGGCCAACAGTAATTGAAAATTGATTTGCTCCAGAAGAAACACTAATGTTTGTAATTGATCCGTTCGAGCTTATATTAGCATTGCCGTCTGTAAGTTGAACATTCGCAAAATACGCTTCCGATGTATCACAAACAGAAATTTTCAACGAGTTGCCCAATGCTCCTGGGTATCTTGCGATGTATCTTACGTTTGTTTCACCAGCGATATTGCTGAGAACAGTTTCGTTATCAATATCAGCATCGCTTTTAATAATAAGATTTGTGTTTGTTGTAACAGCACCAACGTTAGCATAAGCGGAAAGTACTCCGTTTACTCCTGTTGCATCTGTTGTATTAGCAGCTCTTACAGTATACAGCTTGTTTCCATAAGATAGGAAATTTGCAGCTGTAAAAAATGTCTCTGCGTTTAGGTTGGTAGGCTTGCCGAATCTGGTAACAAGAGTAGACTCTGAATCTACTAGTACTCTTGTGCTGACCGGTCCCCAACGGAAAATACCAGCTAGCGCACCTTCTGTGGTGGAAACCGCTGGTACTACCGTAGTCAGGTCAATTTCAGATACGTTTACGCCTGGACTAACTTGAAATGGCATGTCACTCTCCCTTAAAAATTATGTACAAAATACTTGTCTCTATATTTATAATTTCAGGATTTACGTAGACATCCATCTATTAAACGACATATTTTCTTCAAGTGTAACCTCTTCTATTTCAAGAGCAGGTTGTTGAAGCTCATTTTTATCATCCATAAATCCAAATGGTAAGAGCTCGGCCTCAATTCTTTTTTCGTTATCTTCCTGAAGCCGTCTTCGAAAGCTTAAATCTGTCAATTCTTTAAAATAGAGCTGATCAGTGAGCCAGGAAAATAAAACACAGCACATTACTAAGTCATCGTTTCCTTCTTCCGCTTCATAAGAATTATTTTTATGAATAAATCGATACATTTCTTGAATCGTATCGTAGTCATTTATAATGAGTTTGTCGTTTTCAATTAGAGACTTAAAATTACTACATCCAACTTTCTTTACTGATTTTGTGGTTCTAACACCTGCGTGAGAAACCCCACTGTGTCCTCCAGATAGTCTAACGCCTTCAAAATTTCTATTGGTTGTAAACATCATGTTATCATATTCAAAATCATGCATAAGAATATCAGCAACTTGCTGACCAATGTCGTTTGTTTCCACAAGAACAAAGCAATTATTATACTCTTTTGCTAGTCTGTAAACAACTGATGGATAAACTACTGGGTCAATTTCTTTGTTTCTATAAGAAACTACGTCACGATATGGAAACTCAGTATTGTCAAAGATCTTAAATGCAGAATAATCACCTTCTTTCCCTCTTGCTGTATCTACTACCATTGTGTAGACTCTTGAAGGATCAGGTTCTGTATGAATTTTTAAATGCTCGTCAGACTTAATAGGATCCTGATAAACTAATCTTTTAAGCTTTGGACCGCTAATTAACGTAGATGACGATCCTAAAAATTCACACTCATACTCTTGTCTGAATTGATCTTCGGAAGTGTTCCGAATTGTTTCTTCTTTCCATTTCTCATCTCTGCCGGGAACCTGACTCCAATGCACATCGATGCGTTTGTAAGAATTTCTTCCATTTTCACTATCAGCCCATAGTTTGTAGAATAGATTTAATCCGTTAGGGGTAGATGTGATAATAACTTTAGTTGTGGTACCAGAAGAAATGGTAGGATAGACAGATGAGAAAAATGATTCTTGTATATTATTAGGTACGAATGCAAACTCATCAAGGTATACTAAATTTTGAGAAGTACCTCGAATAGAAGCAGAGGCGGTTGATGACGCTTTTATTTTAGATCCATTTTCTAATTCTACTGATGTTTTGGACCATTCTACTACTCCTTGCTGCATCCACGTTGGAAGGTTTTCATACGCAAGTTGAATTCTAGAAAGAATCTCAATTGCCTGCTCTTCTTTATGAGCTAGGAGTGCTATAGAATAATTTTCATTGAAAAGAGCGTGATGAAGAATGATTCCTACTACAACAGTAGTTTTTCCGACCTGTCGGGGCATTTTACAAATAACAAACCGCTCAGCGAAAGATAATTTTATAATGTCGCGTTGAAAGTCATAAGGAATAAAAGGAATTACTCCATGATCAACATGGACAATCTTAACGTAATTTTCTATGAAATATTCAGGGTCGCGAGCACACTTTACAAACTCTTGGATCTGATGGGCTGTCCATTCGTGAGTAATGTAGCTGCGTTTTAGATTCCTATTACCGTGATAGAAGTCACTTTTGCTCATTCTGTTGTTTAATTAGTTTTGTAAGTTCAGAAGTAGAACCTACAAAGAGATTATTATTAATTGTTTGAGGAGATTTAGCATCTGACTCGTCTAGATCTTTTTTACGTTTGGATAATTCTAAAAGATCTTTATTTGTCTCTGCCATAGTCTTAATAAGTTCAGCAACAACTTCAAAACTTCTCGGGTGCTGGGACATTTGAGCAACCTCTAACATTCCATCTAGCGCTTCATTTCCCTTTTCGATAATATTAATTAAGTTGCCTCGGGCATATTCAAAATCAACATTAACCTTATCCGTAGACTCTACTCTAATAGGGCTGCTTGTGGGATTTAAATTTTTTTCTAGTGGTACTACATCTAGAGCAGTTGCTATCTTATCGTTCATACAAGTCAGTCTTTGTTATAATGAAATCATAGTTATCTTCTGGATCTATGTCATAAGGTGTAACTGATGCTTGGGCATTTGTTGTAGGAGAACCGTTAGCAAGCATCCCTGGTTTAGTATTTATGTTGACGATTGCATTTAGATCTGCGTCAAAACCTGTTGTAGCATCGAAGAAATTAACGTTAGCAATCTTAATAATAGACTGACGTTTAATCGGACCAAACAAATAAGTCTTCATTGTAAAATTAAGAGTCCAAATTATTGTTCTAGACTCTTGCACACTACCCTCGTATGTGTCTGTAATGCCTACGTTATTAATAATGGTTGGAATATCTAGTGCAATGTCCATCTCGTCTATTAAATTAACCGTAGCAGTCCACTCAGGAGCAAAATAAGGAAGAATTTGTTCCACTATCCTGGTTCCATCTTCAGCGTTTCTTACCATAATGTAGAGAGAAAAGCTTATGTTATAAGGAACGGGGTTATAGATATATTTTAATGTATCTTTTTTTCCTGCAACTATTACTTCTTTTGCTTGATGTCTTCTAATGGTAGGGAGTTTTCTTTGATTGTCATAGCTCATCCCTGTCATTTCAAAAGCCATTCTCGGGAGGACAGTTTGAAAAGGTTTATTCAAATCTGGATCTTGATTAACCCTAGCTAAAGTCTTTTCTTTAGGTCCATAGCTAATGGGGACCTTTAACGTATCAATGGTCACACCACTATTGTTTACTCTGTTAATATAAATGTCGTTGAACAGCGTACCGAAGAGGATAACGTTTTTTCTCAGTGTTTTATGGTAGAATGTTTGATTAAACATTAAAACCTACCTTCACTGAAAGGATCTATTTCTGTGAAGTCAACAAAGTCTAATGCTTCTGTTTGAATTTCTTCGTTGTCAGACGCAACATCAGTAACATCTATATCAAATGCCTCTAAAACAAGTTTATATCCATACTCATCAGTAAGGTAGTAAGGCATACCTATAAAATCATCCGTGAGAAGGCCTTTTGGCGTAGTACTTGATGCGTATTTTTCGTACATGGTATCAATTTCTTCAATACCAGTATTAAATCTTTCATTGCTGTAAGAAAATAGCTCGCAGACAACATCGTATGTTTGCAAAGAGCCAAGCTGGTAAAATATGGCTTCGTGCTCCACAAATTTAATTTCAAATATTTTTTTGTTGAGAGGAAAGTAAATAAGATCACCCTCTTGTGGTCTATCTAACAGGTGATTAGCTCCTACCTCATCGTTCCATGCTCTTCTTGCAACCGTAAAGGTAACTCTGTCTTTTATCTCTATGTTAAATTTAGATAGAAAATCTCCGTCTCCTCCAAACCCGTCAACGTTTTTAATGTACATTTCAACGCCGTACTGGTCGTTGAATTCCGAGAGAGGGTCTTCACCGTAAACGTTATCAAAAGCTATTCTTGTTCTAGGCATATAGACCATATCCATGCCGTAGATTTTAATTGACTCTATAATAAGATTTTCAATTAAAAGCTGCTCTTGTGAGGCTTGAAAGTTATTAAAATAAAAGTTAGTTGCCATTTAACCTATCATGTCCATAGCCGGGAGAGAAAGATTAGTGACCATATCACGCTCTAATTCTTTTATTTCGGCATCAGCTTCATCGTAAACTTGTTGCCCATTGAATACAACCCCGCCTGGAAGCTGCATATTACCAAATTTTTTAAGATTATTACCCCATTGCCTTTTAATAAGGGCTGTTGCGTAGAGATAAAGCCATCTGTCTCCCCACACGTCTGTAAATGTGTCCGGATCAACCACCTGATAAGCTTCTATTAAAAGAAAACTTCCAGTGTCCATTTTGTTCCAGTCCATATCTACATGAAGTCTGTTTCTATGTCTGTTATAGCGTATGGGTTGTTGCCCTACTAAAAGTTCGGTAATAAGGGCAAGGTGCTCCATTACCATAAAATACGGAACCATGGAAACTGAAGTGAGAGTGTAGAGATCGTTGAGTGCGATCTGGTAGCGGATATTAAAAAGATCTCCACCGCTAACTGCTGGATCGCCTATGGCAAAAATTCTAACAGCACCTATAATGTTATCTGGAAGAGTAATGTATTGATTTGCTTTATCAGAATCTGTTATTTGGTGCTTGTAATATATTCGCTCGGTACCATCAAAATGATAGTCCCAATAGTATTTTAAAGCTTGATCGATTCTGTCTTCTACCTGATCGTCATCCACGTTAATTTCTATAACGGGTTTACCGAGTGATCTGAGGCAATATTCTCTGAATTCTGATCTTGAGGCTGGAACGGCCATAATAACTCCTTTATAGAGTATTTATAGTAACACAATAATAGAGTTATTATAAGACTTCTTCCCACCGGCACGTTGTTTCATTAAAAGTCCATTCGTTTTCACCATAATTAGGTTTAGGTGAAATAAATGCATCTCGGACATGGTCATAAGTATCACCTATTCTTGCATAATTTTTTCTAAAATTAGCGTTGTAAGAAGTTTGAATCCAGTTACCGCCTCCGAACAAATTTTTACAAAAACTTACACCCACACTCTCGTCTTCAATGCCGTCATTATTAATTGTATCATTATTAGAAATAACTAAAACGCGAATCACTTTATTATTATTGTCTAATTCTGCGAAATGAGCCATTTATTTCTCCTACCAAACCCACGTTACAAAAGAAAATCGATTACCTTTTTTAATTTTTTTAACCTCGTGAGGAAATAAAAAATTGCTGGGAAAAATTATTAAAGAACCTTCTGGAAGCGCTACTTCATGATCTTGAAATAGTACAAATTCACCACCTTCGTAATCTTTGTTTAGCGTACCTAACACTGTTAATGTAGGAATACCTTTTCTATCACCATCAAACATACTTTGAATATGATCACAATGTATCCTCATTCGTGTATTCGGAGTGTATTTATTAAATCTTAAAGGAGTAAATCCGTACCAACCATCATACCATTCCTCTGCAAATGAAATTTTATTTTTAAAATAATCACTTAAAGTATCCCATACCTTTTGTTTTAAATATTCTGATTCTGGAATTTCATCCGAGCTAACATAAAGATCGTCTTCAAAACTAATTTCTTGGTTTAAAGAATAATTACTATATGCATGAGTTTGCCAATTTAAAAAATTTAAATTATCCATAATTTTTTTGCATACATCCATTGGAATAGCATTTTCGTAGACAGCAACATAATCAGTCAAATTTTGAGGGGTCATTTACTTTTTTCCGTATTCCGTATCAAATTCATCAAAACGAACACTTGTTAATTCAAATTTATCTCCTACACAACCAATAGGAAAGGTATTGAAGGAAAGGCTTATTCGTGTATGTTGAGAAGTAACATTATCAACCAAATGAGACAGGCTAGAAGGAAAAATAATCAAATCGCCTGGTTTTGTATCATACCACCACGACTCAGAATTCCATTCATTGAATTCAGCGCTTGGTATAAACAGTTGTTGATAGGTGTCCTTATAAAAATATATTCTATCTTTAAGAGGATCACTTTGCATGTAAAAGACACCTGATATAAAAGAATTAGGATGTCGATGTTTGTGATGAAACTCACCAGGTGTTGTATAATTAGCCCATGACTGCGTTATTTTTAAATTAACTAAGTGTTTTGGTTTATAAACTTCAGTAAAATATTCTGAAATTTTTGTTTCAATAAAATCACGAATTAGAGTAAGTTCTTTATTTTCTAATAGCGATGAGCACGTACTAGTTTTGTTACCTTCATTAGAGCGAACTGATTGGTTTTTTATAAAGGAAAGCTCTTTAACTGAAACATCTCTTCCTAATTCATATCTCCCTATCGGGATAGGGAACAAATTATAAATCATTCTTACCTTCCCGCTCTTTCACCAAATCACTAAAGTACTTTTGTTTAGCTACAATGTCATTAACTCTAGTTTGTTGTCGATTTTCTGAATTATTTTTAATAGATTCAATCTGCTCTGGAAGCCAAACGGTATTAATTGAGTCTTCTAAAGCTTTTAATTTTTCCATGGTTTGCATTACCTCGGACCATTCTGGACATGGCCGGGGGTCTTCCCATCTAGTGAACTTTGAGTTGGTTATTTCCCATGCGGCACCAGGGCGAAGAAAATGCATTGCAGAATCAAGCCCATGTAATCTGTAAATTTTATAATCCATTTTTTCACCTTTATTACGAATAATATTTGAGAATAACGATTCCTGACCCACCCGGGCCCCCTGGTGTACCTGGGCTGACAGCAGCGCCTCCCCCTCCACCTCCTCCAGTGCTTGGAGCTCCAGCGCCTCCTGGGCGGCCCGCTGAGCCTCCTCCTCCTGAGCCTCCTCCCGCTACTCCTGTAAAGTTGTTTTGGCTAGACAATGTTCTTCCGCCTCCGCCTCCTCCAGCGTATTCAGCATATGATCCAGAGATAGTTGTACCGGCACCAGGTCCTCCACCTCCACCAGAGGCGCCAGAAAATGCGGAAACACCGGTGCCTCCTCCGCCTCCTGCTCCTCCTCCGCCTCCTCCAGCTGCATAATTAGGAGAGCCAGAAGGTCTATTGGCGTTACAATTCCCTCCACCATTTCCTTGACCTGGTGTTCCTGCACCACCGCCAACTGCTGGAGAGTTAGAAAATCTTCTG